GGAGAGGATACAATTATTACTGACATTAAAATCTTTTGTGTAACTGCACCTGTAACAGGAAGTGGTGACATTGGTTATGAAGTAGGTACATCTTCTTCTGGTTCACAGATTGTAGCTACTCAGGCTGACGAAATCTTAGACGCTGGTACAACAGTTGTTCTAGGTAACGTAACTTTGACTGAATTAGTTGTTCAGACTCAAGATGCCACAACTGCTCCTGCATCCGTTCAGTATGCTTCTGCGGCGCGAAACATCTTCTGTAACATTACCAACACTGTTAATGCTACAACTGCTGGTTCGTTTACGTTCATCATCGAGTATGTGCAAATTGCGTAATTAATTTAGTTGGGAGCTTTGGCTCCCAGCTTATTATCTTGTAGGAGATTAATATGGGCATACAAACAGACGTACAAGTTGGCTTTATAACAGACGAAAATGCCGCCGATCCAGATCGGTTGGTTACAGCGGCTAGGCCAAATACATCAGCAACGATGGCGGCAACTACCTTCTTAGGTGGCGGCGCTAGAAACGTAACTGTAACTACGGCAGGGACTGGCGACAACAATAAGACGTGTACTATTACTGGCACAGATGTTTTCGGAAATGCTATCACTGAAGTAATAACTTCAACTGGTTCTGCTGAAGCAGTAGCAGGTGCTAAGTTATTTGTAACAGTTAGTGCAGTAGAATGTTCTGCTCAATACGCAGGAAACATTACAGTTGGATCTGGTTCGCTTTGTGCTAGTGCAGTAGCTGGTGGTGGACGAACTCGACTAAAAGGCTATTCAATTGTCTCCGCTGGAACGGCAGGGTTAGTTGATTTCTTTAATGGTACGCCAGACAGCGGCACTATCATATTTAAAGCTCAGACTATTGGCACAGACAATTCAACTGTGGACAACACTATTCCAGATGAGGGTATGCTTTTCAAGAATGGCTTATCTGTAAAATATACAGTTGCTACAGTTGTATTAATGAACGTGTTTTTCGCATAGGGGAAATAAATGGCAACTTCAGGAACCGTAGCGTTTAAGCCAGATATCGAAGAGATTATCACTGAGGCGTTTGAGCGTTGCGGAGTAGATCCACAAGTTCAAACAGGCGATAGGGCTGTATCTGCACGGCGCAGTCTTAATCTTCTCTTCTCTGAGTGGGCTAACAGAGGTATTAATTACTGGACTTTATCTCAGAATACTCTGACATTGGTGAATGGGCAGACAGCGCCCTACCCACTACCTGCTGGCACGATTGATATTTTAGACGCGGTAATCCGCGACAGCTCTGGAGCAGATACGTCTGACCAGATTATTAATCGTGTGTCGATTGCTGACTACAACCAACTGCCAAATAAAACATCTAGCGGTAAGCCAAGCCAGTATATGTTGGACAAGCAAGCCACTCCAATTCTTTACCTTTGGCAGATACCAGACAGATCAACGTACAGCATAGTCTATTGGGCTATAAACCAGCTAGAGGATGTCACGGCATCAAATCAAGACGCAGACATTCCATATCGGTGGAACGACTGTATCTGCGCTGGTCTGGCAAGTAAGCTGTCACTAAAATTTGCAAATGATAAATTCACAATACTAAATGAAATGTATGAGCGTTCATTTAACTTTGCGTCATCTGCTGATAATGATGGCGTAAGTCTGAGGATTCAGCCTACCGTGCTGAATTTATATTAATGGCAAAATACGCAAGAGGAAAAAAATCCTACGCAATAAGCGATATAAGTGGTCTTCGGGTAAGATATACCAAATTGAAGACGACTTGGGATGGCTTGCGTGTTTCACCTGAAGACTACGAGCCAAAACATCCACAACTTACTCCTGCTAAAAATGTTGTAGACGCGACTGCCTTATTTAATGCTAGACCAGATAACGATCCTGAGAATGTTGCAATATATATTGGCTTTACGCAGGACTGGACAATTGATCCACGGCTTCGCCCTCCAGTGGGCGTTCCAGCTAATGGTAATACTGGTAACGTACTTATTGTGTCTGGCCCAGAAGCAACTGGGGATGCTGGTACAGGTGCAACTGGCAATGAATTACTAGAGCTAACATTAGCAGAAGCTGGTGTTGCTGGTACAGGTGCAGTTGGAGCCGCCGCAGTTGTTGGAATTAGGGGTGTATCTGGATTGTCTGGCACAGGTGCTGTTGGCGTAGAGGCTCTAGACTTATCAATTAATGAAGCTGGCGTGGCTGGCACAGGCGCAGTTGGCACAGAAAATGTCCAAGTTCTTGGCTGGGGCCAAGAAGGTTGGGGAATAAATGGATGGGGTGAATAAATGAATTACACTACTTTAGTTGCAAACATCCAAAACTTTTTGGAAGATGACTCAGCAGAACTTACAGCTTCTGTAGATCAGATAATAGCGCAGGCGGAAGATATTATCTTTCAGCGCCTGCCAAATTTACCTTGCTTTAGGCAAAGCACAACAGCCAATCTTGTTGCTGGAACTACTGACTATGTAGTGGCATCAGCGAGGATGATTAGGCAGGTATCGGTAATAAGCTCAAATGTTTCTTCATACCTTAACCACAGGGTAGATTCATATCTGCGTGATTACTGGCCTAACGCTACTTTGCAAAGTACACCAGAATTTTACAGCACAAAATCAGCAAATACGGCAGGCACTACAATAACAATTGCCCCAACACCAAATTCGACTGATCCATACCAAGTTGACTTTATTGCACCAGAGGCAGGATTAAGTTCAAGCAACGCAAACACATGGGTTGGCGACAATGCCGAAAATGTGTTACTATCGGCGTGTCTATATGAGGCATCAGCATTTCTCAAAGCTGGAGAGACATTGGCGCTTTATAAAACACAATTTGACGAAGCACTGCAATTATTTGTACAAGAGATGCAACGCGATTACGCGGCAGAATATAATGGAGGTTTATAATGGCTATTACACAAGCGATGAGTACACTATTTAAAAAAGATGTCCTGCTGGGTGATCAGCACTTAGACAGCGATACAATAATGATTGCACTCTACACAAGTTCCGCAACACTAAATGCTACCACAGATGGATACATAACATCTAATGAAGTCGCCAACGGCAATGGATACACTACTGGTGGAGAAGCTCTGGCAAGTAAGACAGTCATTGAAAACGGCACGTCTGGTTGTTTTGATAGCGCCGATCCTGCGTGGACATCAGCGACATTCACTGCGCGAGGCGCATTGATTTATAATAAGACACTTGGCGATGCATCGTCAAACGCACGAGGCGCAATCGCAATCTTAGATTTTGGTGGTGACTTTACAGTTGCTGGTGGTACATTTAAAATTGTATTTCCTGCAAACACCGCCTCCAACGCAATAGTAAGGATAGATTAATATGGCTAGTACCTATGTAAATGACCTCCGCCTCAATGAGATGGCAACTGGCGATGCGTCAGGCTCATGGGGTACAATAACCAACACAAACCTTGAATTAATTGGAGAGGCTCTAGGCTACGGCACAGAGGGCATCACGACCAACGCTAACACGCACACATCAACAATAGCTGATGGCGCTACAGACCCAGTTAGAGCTTTATACGTCGAATATACAGGTACGCTCGACTCTGCTTGTACAATTACTATTGCTCCTAACACTGTTAATAAATTTTGCTTTATTGAAAACGGGACATCAGGTTCTCAAAATATCATTATCAAGCAAGGTTCTGGCGCAACGATTACTATTCCACCCGGTGATTCTAAGGCTGTCTATTTAGACGGCGCTGGCTCTGGCGCTAAAGTGGTTGATGCCTTTGCCTCGTTAAGCGTGGTTGATCTCAAGGTTCAAGACGATCTAACAGTTACTGATGATATGACCGTTGGTGGAACTCTGGGTGTGACAGGTGCTGTTGCTCTTGCGGCAGACGTAACCTTTGCAAACGGAGCAGATATTATCACGGCTTCGGCAGGTACATCTAACTTCAGAGCAGGCGTCAACGCAGGTAACTCAATAGCATCTGGTGGTAACTTCAATGTGACTGTGGGTGACGAAGCAGGTACTGCAATTACGACTGGTGATAACAACACTGCTGTTGGTTATTCCGCAGGTAAAGCATTAACTACAGGTATTAACAGCACCTTTGTTGGATCATTATCTGGTGATGCAATTACAACTGGAAACCAAAACACAGCTTTAGGAACACTATCTTTATCAACTGAAACAACAGGCGCTAAATCTGTAGCTTTAGGTTATGCCGCTTTAACGACACAAAACTCTACTAATTCAGCAGATATGTTTAATGTTGCAGTTGGCTATGAAGCAGGAGGAGCAATAACTACAGGCGTACAAAATGCTCTAATAGGTGGTCAGGCAGGTGATGCCTTAACTGATGCAGACTTTAACGTAGCTGTTGGTACTGCCGCATTAGGCAGTGACACTCTAGGTAGTAGAAGCACTGCCCTTGGTCATGGTACATTATTTAATCAAAACTTTACGTCTGCTACAGATACTTATAACGTTGCAGTAGGTTACAATGCAGGTCAACAAGTAACCACAGGCATTCAAAATACCCTAGTCGGTGGTCAGGCAGGTGATGCTCTTACTGATGCTGATGGTAACACAGCAGTTGGCTGGTTGGCATTAAGCACTGATACTTTAGGTAGTGCGTCAACTGCTATTGGTAGGGCGGCTTTAGCTAATCAAAGGACTTCTTCAGCGGCAGATAAATTTAACACAGCAGTAGGATATAACGCAGGGCTAGAAGTCACCACAGGCACAAACAACAGTATCATTGGTGCTGAAGCAGGTGATGCAATTACAACAGGAGCAAGTAATGTTGCTATGGGTAAGGGCGCTTTAAGCGCAAATACAACCGCAAGTAACAATACAGCCGTGGGTTTTGAATCAGGGCTTAGTACTACTACTGGCGCACAAAATACATTTTTTGGTCGTAAGGCTGGGCGAGGTAATACAACAGGAACAGAAAACACATTTGTTGGAAACTCTGCTGGTCGTGATGGTACTACTACAGGCTCTCAAAATGTTGGAGTAGGTACTGGGATTCTTAACTCTCTTACATCAGGAAATAATAATATAGGTATAGGGCGTGATTCTCTAGGTGCTAACACCACCGCAAACAACAATACTGCCGTTGGATATCAATCAGGTACATCAATCACTACAGGCATAAACAATACGATATTGGGTTGGCAATCGGGCGATGCTTTGACTACTGGACAAGAAAATGTTGCAG